TACATCGAAGGTGTAGAGATTTTCGAAGGTGAACTTGTCACCGAAGTTTTTGACGTGTCAGTCTCAGTCCAATCTGGAATTACACTCTACAACAATCGATTTGTTCTACAGTCTGATAACATCGACACTTCTTCTATCGAAGTTTACGTTCAAGCCGATAGTTCATCACCTCTAGTGAAGTATGAACTTCGCCAGTCACTATTTGGTTTAAAGACATCTTCTACGATCTTCTTTATCCGTGGCTACTCAGCCAATCAATACGAGATCGAGTTTGGTGACGGACACTTTGGAGTTGGACTCGTTACAGGGAACATCGTGACCGTAAAGTACCGTGACACGATTGGTTCAGAAGGAAACGGTGTTTCCGTGTTCGATCGTTCAAGCGCGATTGAAGGCTACTCAAACATCTCAGTTTCTGGTGGTGTTCCTGCAACTGGCGGTCTCGAAAGAGAACCAAACGACAGTATCAAGTTCAATGCCGTAAGACACTTCCAGACTCAGGAAAGAGCGGTTACAGAAGACGACTATAAGAACCTTATCATTACAAATTTCCCAGACATCGAGGCAGTCTCTGTTTTCGGTGGCGAGTCACGTAAGCAGTTCGGTAAGGTCATCATTTCTGTTAAGCCAACTGGAACAGCTGGGATCATCTCAGACAGCTTAAAGAATCGTATCGCGAGCTTCCTAAATCTCAAGTCGCTTACAACTGAGCCAGTCCTCGTTGACGCTGACTACTTCTATCTTCAGGTAAACGCAGACGTTCGCTACCTTGTCAACCAGACAACTCTGAATGAGAATGAGATCAAGGCTAAGATCGTCAACAACCTTATGCTCCTAAACACAACGACTTATTCTGACTTCGGTCGCAACGTTTACACCTCACGTGTTTCTGCAACGATTGACTCTTCTGATCCGGCTATCCTTTCAAACTCTACGTTCATTAAACTCATTAAGAAGATTTATCCAGCTGCGAATACCCGCACCCAGTTCGCTATTGAGTTTGGAAACCAGATTGAAACACAAGGTGTTGAATTCGAGTATCCAAAAGGATACGACGCTGTCATCACCTCTGGAACATTCCAATACAAACTCGATGATATCATCTACGACGCATGGATCCAAGACAATGGTAAAGAAACTCTATACATCTCTACATACGATAATGATGGAAACGTGGTCTCGCTGGGTTCGTGCGGCAAAGTTAACTACACCACAGGACGTGTTGATATCGATATTACTGTGCGTACTGCTCCTAACGGTATACGTGTATTTGCCAAGACCGAGAGTCGCGATATCGACATCGTTGACAATAAGTTCGTCATTCTAGAAGCAGAAAATTTTAACATAAAGATGCTCGCAAAAAATGCTTAATAGATCAAAAACAACAGATTTAGTTTCTTCTCAGTTTCCAGAGTTCTACAACTGGGAAGGTGCTAACTTTGTTGCCTTCGTGGAAGCTTATTACAAGTGGATGGAGACGAATGGATACGGTCGTTCTGCGACTGACCTTCCTTCTATTCGTGACATCGACGACACTGAGTCAGAGTTCCTGACCCACTTCCGTGAAACTTACATGAATGGAATTCCACCTAGTCTTTTAGGCAACCAGAGACTCCTACAGAAGCATATTCTAGACCTCTATCGTTCAAAGGGTTCTTACGAGTCTGTGAAGCTACTTTTCCGTCTTCTATACAACGAAGACGTCGAGATGTACATTCCTTCTTACGACATCCTGAAAACTTCAGACGGTCGCTGGGTCCAGAGACGTTACATCGAGATCACTAATTCTCCTTATAACCTCTCACTTGAAAATGAGATGATTAGAGGTTCTAAGTCAAATGCGACAGCTTTCGTTGAGACATACGAGAGAAGAACCCAAGACAACCAGGTCATCCACGTTCTCTACATCAGCAACATCAAGGGTCAGTTCGTAATCAACGAGACTTTGTTCAAGGACGCTTCTGAGTTAGAGCATTCTCCAAAGATTAAGGGTTCATCAGGCGCGTTTGAAGTTGTTTCGTCTACTCCTAACTTCGTCCTTGGTGAGTCTCTTTATGACACGACTAACACAGAAATCACATATAAAGTTTCTAAGATCAAGTCATCTTCAGATGGTATTCTAATTCCATTCGTTGCACAAGGTGGACGTGGATATTCTCTTCGTGGATTTACCGTTACACAGACTATTCAAGACCCTGACAACCTCGGTACAGGTTTCGATTTCATTATCTCAGAAATTTCTGACACTGAAACTATTCTTACTGTGACAAATCAAATTTCTGACTTTGCGGCTGTGCCTCTCAACTCAGCGAACTTTGGTATGCCAGGTCCTGGACCAGATGATTTGAGTTCTGTCATCGGCGATGCTCTTGATTACGAGAACCTCGAAGTAGGAACTGTGTCTGGTATGATTGTTACAAACCCAGGAACGAACTATTCTGATCTAGTGACAGTAAAGATTAGAGACAACCTTGTCGCTCCTCTTTATATTCCTGACACTGTCAACGGAGGCTTCTATGGTAACAATGCTGTAATCGAAGGTCGAGTATCGATCGGTACTAACATGGTTGAAGAAGTAGCCATCGAAAACTCAGCTTTCAATGCTGTCCCAGGTCGTCACAGACTTAACTCTAAGGCAGATGCGAATCGTTTCGTACTAGGTGACATGAGTATTTCAACCTTTGGTAACGAAGCTGGCTTCTTCAAGACTACCCATGGTTTCCTATCATCTGATAAATACTTACAGGACTCAGATTATTATCAAGAATACAGCTACGATATCCAGACTTCTAGGTCAATCTCAAGCTATTTTGATATCCTTAAGAAGATTTCTCACCCAACTGGTAACAAAGTTTTCGGTTCTACTAACGTTAGACAGAGTGAAGTTATCTCTGTAACGGGAACTACAACAGTAATATTTGACGAGGTACTATGAAAACCGTATTAGCAAAACAGCATTTGCTCAACCTTTTTGATTCTAAAATTGACACCTCCGATTATTACGTCGTAGTTGGTGGTTACACACCTTGGTCAAACGAGGTTTCACCTCCACCAGTTGTTCATACCCAGAAGAACATTGCGAATGTCCGCAAGGAATCAATCTATGGTCTTAAAATTGGTGCATCTGACTCTGCTTTCCTAGTCAAGAGAAACGCTTGGGTAACAGGAACAGTTTACGACCAGTACGAGTACGATAGTGAGAAGGCTTTCGATAATAATTTCTTCATCATCAACTCTGACATGAATGTTTACAAGTGCATCCATAACAACTACGACAAACCGTCTACAGTTGAACCTGTCTCGAAGACTACTAACGTGTTTTTCACGTCAGATGGTTATGCTTGGAAATACCTCTACACTATCACACAAAGTGACATGACCAAGTTTGGAACGATTTCTTCTATTCCAGTCACTCCTAACACAAGCATTACTGCTGCTGCCGTTCGTGGAACAATTGAGTATGTCGAAGTCGTAAACGGCGGCGACAACTGGTTGATCTACAATACTGGAACAATTCAAAGAGCTCTAAGCACAAACACTTACCAGCTCGAAAACACAGCTAACCCAGTTGAAGACATCTACATAGACTCAGCTCTCTATGTTAGCGCTGGAACTGGTGCTGGTAATGTTCGCAAGATCATTGGTTCATCATCGAACTCTTCTGGTAAATTCATCACAGTTGACTCTAACCTAACACTATCAAACAACTCAGTCTACACAGTTGGACCAAGAGTCGTTGTAGATGGTGATGGTTCAGGTTTCCTAGCATACTCAACCGTCTCAAACAACACAATTGTAGGCATCAATGTCCTTAATCCTGGTAGCAATTACACTTTTGCAAATATCTCTCTTGTCACTTCTAATAACTATGGAAGTGCGGTCGAATTTAAGCCGCTGGTGTCGCCACAAGATGGTCATGGTTCAAATCCAGCCATCGAGCTAAACTCTACTAACATCGGCATTTATGCGAAGTTTCCAAAGAACGTTTCTACTAACGTTCTTCCAAATACAAACTTTAGTTACAGACAATTCTCAGTGATGTATGCTCCAACATTCCAGGATGCTAACACTGGTCATGCCAACGCTGTATTCGTTTCAACTGCTACTACAACTAAGCCTTTCAACGTAGGTGATACTATCAAAAGTGATACTTCACACGCTGCTGGATACGTCTACTGGTCAAATTCTACTCACATCAAGATGAGTTATGTTTCAAATAACTTCATCGAAGGCGAAGGAATCATTAACCAGAATGACCAACTCGACATTATTACTAACGTAACCAATCCAAATATAGTCTACAACACAGGTAAAATTGTGTATTTTTACAACAATACACCTA